TATCGGAGTGATCCCTCCCGTACTGCCATGGCTGAACATCACATTGTAGAATGGATAGGAGTAGTAACACTATTCCTTTTTGGTATGACCATGATCTGTCAAGGTCATTTTATTTTCCACGGGAAGCATGGATACAAACATTCCGAACGTGAGAAACAAAAGATGGCTGATGCCAGAAAACAAATAGAAGATTTATTTAAATGAGAAAGTATATCGTTACAGTAAACGGTATTAAGCATGTGGTTTATTCCACAGCGTCTGAATGGTTTGTATTGACTTCAACTATTTCACACATACCAGGCAAAAAAACATGGAGCATTTACTGGGAAGGGCATTGATAATTGTTGCAATACCCTTCGTTCTAACTACACTTTACTTTGGTGCTAGAAAAGGTGGATACTATGACACCGATATGTACAAGGGAAATGGAACCGCCCACTAAGAGGCGGTATGATTTCGCAATGTCATCCTTTTCTAGGATGTACACTGTACCTGGAGTAACTCAACAGATGTCTGACTTTTGTTTTGAGTGGGCACTAGGAGTAGAGATAGCACCTTTGGATTGTTTACATCATGTAGACCGTTACTTCAGAGAATTATGGACAAATCAGCACTAGTCTTAGTTGCATGTTTCTTCCCACTTGCTATTATCTACATAGTAATGAAACTATCTGTATGGATTGCTAGTGTAGAATCTGAGAGAACCTATGTCAGAGAGGACGCCAAACGACCCCACGGACCCTATGTGGTTGACGCATATGCAGACGTTGACGAAGAGGATGAAGAGAATTGAAATCTCAAATACGATCGATCAGGCTCTTTATGAGTATTATTCTGAAAAAGGAATGGAAGTTCCTGTCTGGAGACGAAACAAAGATCCACAGTGGTGGATCGACTACCTAGATTCTCTTGATCAAAAATAAATATCTATAAAATGTAAGCAAACAATGGAAAACATCGAACAACACATCGAAAAAGACAAGCAGATCCTTGATGATCCAACTCTGTCCCCACAGATGCGCCGTCATACTGAAGAGGAACTGAGAGACCTTGAAGCATATGCAGAGAGGCATCCTGAGGATCATCATGACCCAACCCCATTGGAATTGTTTTGTGACACTCATCCAGGGGATCTTGAGTGTAGAGTTTACGAGGACTAATGGATCTTGCTGTAAAGACTGTAGAATTTATTGCAAATCACCCAATCATATACTGTTTCATGGGAGCATCCTTGTTGTTCCCATTTTTACTTTTTACCTATCTTGTAGATAAAGATCCAACCGCAGACTATTGGAAGGAGAAGTAATGGAAAGCGAATTGGATCTTGAGATTCTATTCAAGAGAATGGAAAAGATTAAGATGGATGAGTTGTTTGCCGAACCATCCACCTGGGAAGATGATGAGCACATGTTCGGTCGTATGAGTTACGACTATGAAGATGACGTGTGACACTTTTGAAACTGGCACAGGGGCTTGACGAAACCCGAACCTTTAAGGTATTATAAATAAGTGGACGTGACACATTGTTACGTTTTACAACAGACATAAGTGCCTCAACTACTCGCGCTTGCTCTGTGGTAGACTATCCACATGCGATCGGTACAACCCGATCCATCATCTGCGGGTAACCACTCCGCAAGTAAATTTTAACGAGGAATTTTCAATGATCAAATCTGTTCTCGCAGCTGCCGCTGCTGCACCTTTCATGGCGACCGCTGCTTTTGCAGGTCCCTACGTCAACGTTGAAGCTAACAGCGGTTTCGCTGGCAGCGACTACACTGGCACCACCACCGACTTCCACGTCGGTTATGAGGGCACCGCTGGCGCTCTGGGTTACTACGTCCAGGGTGGTCCTTCGGTCAAGAGCCCTGATGGTGCTGCTTCCGAGACCGTCTTCTCTGCTAAGGCAGGTGGCAGCGTTGCCGCTACCGAGCAGCTGAGCGTCTACGGTGAGTTCAGCCTCGCAACCGCTAAGGGTTCCACCCCTAACGGTTACGGCGCTAAGGCAGGCGTTAAGTTCGCTTTCTGATAATCTGTGCTAAACTTGAGGGGTCTTAGGACCCCTCTTTTTTTATGTGGAAAATTCTTAAGCATCCAGTCACCCAGTTCAATCTGGTTGTTCTTGGGTCTGCCATCCTCATTCAGTTGGTACACACCCACGCTCACTATCAGATAGAGATGGACGTACATGGATATGTGCATAACTTTTGCAGGAAGAATCCAGAGAAGTGTTGACAACTGACTTGTGCTGTGCGAAAATGACTTTTTGATTACCAGAATCTCGGAAAAAAAATTTGGGTAATTTTTTACTGTAGGGGTTTTTATGTACGAATCGCTAAATTGTTTTGAAGAAGCACTCAAACACTTCGGCACCCGAGTAGAAATGATCACCGCTATGGAAGTAGCAAAGAAGATCTCTGCTGAGGATGCATATCAGATGATTAAATCGGAGATGAAAGAAGTTAAATCATGTCGTAAAAAATTCAACAAACAAGAATGCCAATGACATACACAGTTTATTCCAAAGACGGTTGTCCATATTGCGACAAGGTAAAGAAGGTAATGGAACTTGCCGAACTCCAACATGTAGTCTATACTCTGGGTACAGATTTCACCCGTGAGGAATTCTATGCTGAGTTTGGGAACGGTAGTACCTTCCCTCAGGTTATTGAAGATGACATGCACCTCGGTGGATGTACTGAAACTGTTAAATATCTACGAGAAAAGAACATTATCTGATGGAACAAGTTGAGATCCTGTCCGACATGGTAGAACACGTCTTAGAGGATGCAGTCTTTCGAGACAAGAAGACCTTTAAGATGTACGAGTTCTTACAAAACAATAAATTCAAAAGACAAGAAGTCAATGAGTTTATGAACAGCGCAACTGCTGAGAATCTGTCGATCACCATAGGGGATCTTGATTTACTTATTGAGGGTGGACATCCAGAAGTTCGTGAAGCATATCCCAACCTGGGGAAACCTGAGGCAAGGAAAATTCGCAACTACTTGCATGGTATTCTCCAGGATGCTTGGAATTATGAGAAAGACAAATCAAAACGAAAGAGACGAACTGTTTCTAAATAAAGGTATAGAGGTTATGCTTCCTAGAAGCAGGAGGGTACAAGAGGAACCACCGAGTTGGTTTGATCGTACCTTTCGATTGCTAAGACGAGAGGTGCGTGTTCGGATAGACATTCACCAGGATAGTAAAGATGGAAACTAGCGTAATTCTCTTTTTCTCTGCCGTAAGTATGGTAATCACTCTCACCCTGGGAGCTATCATCGGGTGGATCTACAAAGAAACTGTAGACACTCACACATACAAGCGACAGATGAATAATTTGCACCCAGAGTTCCTGGACGGTAATGGATCCTTCATCGATGAAGAACTGCTTGCAGTTAGATTCATCAACGATGATGATGATCTTGACGTTGAGGACGATTACTGATACAATTATAACAACATTCTAATTTGCCATGGCACCAAGAAAATTACCTAAGGATGCACTGTTGACTGAAATCCTGCAGAAGGTTTCATCTGCTAAGACAAAATCTGAAAAGGTGGACCTTCTGCAAGAGTACAATAACAATGGTCTTCGTGCTATTCTTATCATCAACTTTGATGAATCTCTAGAGTATCTGATGCCCGAGGGAGATGTCCCTTTCAATCCCAACGAGGCACCTGCAGGTACAGAACACACACGTCTCGATCATGAGTACAGAAACTTGTACCGTTTCTTCAAGGGAGGAGACACAAGTCTGAACTCTATTCGTAGAGAGCAACTCTTCGTTCAACTCCTTGAGGGTTTGTACAAAGATGAAGCAGAACTGCTGGTCGCTGCTTGCAATAAGACCCTGCAGGATAAATACAGAATTACAAAGCAAGTGGTATCTGAGGCATTCCCTCAGATTGAATGGGGTAATCGAGGCGGTAAATGAAGGGTTTCTGGTCAAGCAACGATGAAGTCTGCAGAGCTGCAGACAAGTATGGAATTAAAATTCTAGAAGTTGCTTGTGATATATCCAAAGCAAAGAACTCCAGTCTACCCACGAATTCATATGTAGTTAAGTATTCTTTCGAGGATGCTAACTACATAGATATCGTTCAAGGAAAACGATCTGACATCTTTGATTGCTACTATGACAAGCTCGGAAAAGGACACCTCCAGTCTATCTACTGGACAGATGGACGAACTAATCCAAAACTCTTTGATTCAAAAGCATATCTCAAACAGAGTTAACGATCTGTTTACTGCAAAATCAAACGATTTCAGTTATAATGAAGAAGTTGAGACTGATGACCTTGATCAGTTAGCTGACAACTTATTCGACGCTCTCTATGACCACACCAATAAATAGCGATACCTCTAAGACAGTAAAGGATGAGATACTTCAGATTCTTATGGAGTACGAGGGCGACGTGGATACTGCCATGCATCCTTTTATTGACTTTATTCTTGCTAAGGACAGATACACCAAGGGAGTTAAGACTATTTTGAATGAGTGGATAGGGTTCAAGCACTATCATCACCAGTACAAACTGGCACAAATATTTAAGTAATTTGATTTGGTATGGAAGTTAAACTTGTACAATGCACGCCTGATGCAGAAAAGACTATGGGTTATGTTGCTCGTGTGAGCAACCCCAACAATCAGGAAAACCCCAACGTTGCAGGTCTCCTGAAGTATTGCATCAAGCATGGGCATTGGTCTGTGTTTGAGCAAGCTTTCATGACCTTGGAGATCAACACCAACCGTGGTATCGCAGCTCAAATTTTGCGCCACCGTTCGTTCACATATCAAGAGTTTTCTCAGCGTTATGCAGATAGTTCGATGCTATCGAACGATATTCCTCTTTTCGATCTTCGTCGTCAAGATACAAAGAACCGCCAGAACTCTATTGATGATGTTGATCCTTTCTTGAAGCAAGAACTTGAGATCACTATCAAGCGACACTTTGATAGTGCCATGGATATCTACAAGCAAATGCTTGAGATGGGAATCGCAAAGGAGTGTGCTCGTTTTGTGCTCCCCTTGGCAACTCCAACCAAAATCTACATGACAGGATCTGTTCGTTCTTGGATCCACTATATAGATCTACGCAGTGCTCATGGCACTCAAAAAGAACACATGGACATTGCTAATCAGTGCCGTGATATTTTCGTTGAACAATTTCCTACAGTAGCAGAGGCACTTGAATGGGTATGAAAACACTTACACTAGATGATTATAAGAAGGCAGGCGAAGAGTTTTGGCCTAAGTATTGGTACATCGCTAAAGAACTTGGGGAGGATGCTAAACCTGAGCAAGTCCTCAAGGTTATGGAAGCGATTGGTGGAGTTGCATTGAAACTTGCACTGGAAGAAAAAC